AGGGCTTTTAAATTAGATTGACTATTCAAAGAAAGGTATTACTTCGGGCGTTCCCGTTAGTTTCTTGTAAATAATCTGTGCTTTAGCGGCACTAATTGCAGTTTTGTAAGCGGACAAAGAAATTTGAGCAACCTTTAAATCTTTAGTTTTGTTGTACTGAGTTGCTAAAGAGTCACCCATTTCTTGAGTTACTGAAATTACTTCTGTAACATTGTTTGTTTTAATTGTTCTTTTCATGATATTATATTGGTTTGGTTTTTAATTTGTCTTTTTAATTTTATTCTTTTTTTACTTAATTCAATTAGTGTTGGTGTTAATTCATTAATTTTCATTCTTAAAGATGTAGAAATATAATGAGGCGTTAAGTTATCTCTTTCATGTATATTATAATTAATTCTATAATTTTTATAATACAAAATACCTTCTTTTGAATTTGCCCATTCTTTACCCTTTAACATATATTTTTCATATAAATCTTTGTCACTTTTTATAACTTGCCATCTTCTTTTAGCACGACAAGACTCACACATATTTCGGTAAGTATTATTTTCATTTTGTCTTTTTGCTAATTGTAAATGAAAATCATTTATGTTTTTTTTCTCACCACATACACCACAAATTTTATGCGTAATATTACCTTTGTTATCATAAAAAGGTTGTGGGTAAAAATTATAATTACTATCTTTTTGTAATCTAATTTTATAAATTAAGTTATCTAATGATGTGTTTGTAAAATCATTGTCTTTATATCTTAAATCATAAAAATGGTAGTTATCAGGTTTTTGTAAATTATAACAAGTTTCCATTAATGTAGTAATATAAAATACTTTATTTTTTGCACCTTTATCCAAAACTAAAGAAACTAATAATGTTTTATTATTATTTTGAGTATATCTTCTAATTTTAAAAATATGGTTTTGTTTTTTTCCATTATTTAAAAATCTATAATGACTATACACTTCTCCTTTCTTATCAATAGAATACCTTTTTTTTGTATTAGGTATAAAAATTCCATAATCAATATTGTCATTCATGAGGGCAAAACTAAACTAAACTTTTAAATTAAACAAATAAATTTTAAATTATTTTTAAAGGGTAACAAAAAACCCCTAACATTTCTGAAAGGGGTTAAATGTATGAAAAACAATTAAAGCTAAAAACATTACAAAGATAGTACAATAATCTAAAAAACAATAATAATATTTTAAGATTGTTTTATATGTGTGGACTTACCAATAATTGAATTAACCTTAGAAGAATTAGAACAAGGTATTGATGCGACTGCATTGGTAGAAAATCCTGCTATACAACGTAATTGGATGACTTTTAACGAACATAAAGACTTTAAGTTCAAAACACATAACGAAGATAAGAGGATTTTAGCAGGTGCTTTAATGGTGGCTGACTTTCCAATGTATAGAAATATGAACGGGAAGGAATTTTTTGTTAAATTTAGTTCAGAAACTATCGAGCAATTAGCTGATAGAATGGTACTAAACAACAAACTAACTGCATTCAATTTCGAACACGATGCAAAAAAAGAGTTGGCAGACATGCACATACAACAATTCTTTATAATCAATACAGAGTTAGGTATGGACACTCCTAAAGGATTTGATGAATTGCCAAATGGTTCTTTATTCGCATTTGTTAAAGTAAACAATGAGCAAGTGTGGAACGACTATGTAAAGACAGGAATTGTCAAAGGGTTTTCAATCGAGGGAAACTTTGCAACTAAAGAAGAATTTAGTGAGCAAAAATTTATAAACGAATTTAATCAAATATTAAACATGACAGATAAAAAAATCGCTACATCTAAACTCGATGAGTTAGTAGCAAAAGCAAAGGCTTTATTTTCTGAGGAAGTAAAAGTCGAAGAAGTAAAAAAAGAAGAAGAAGTAAAAATGGGTGGCGCATCTTTAACCGATGGCACTAAAGTAATGTGGGAGGGCGAACTTGCAGAGGGTACAATCGTTTTGTTAGAAGATGGAACGGCAGCACCTGATGGAGAGCATACCTTTGAAGATGGAACGGTTATCAGCATTGAGGGTGGTCAAGTAGTTGCAGTTGCTAAACCAATGACAGAACAAGAAATGGAAATCCAAAAACTAACTGAAATGGTTACTAAATTGGAAACTGAAAATGCTGAGTTGAAGTCAAACTTTGAGAAACAAATCAGTGAGTCAGTAACTAAAGTAGAAGAGAAATTTTCAGCACAAATTAAAGAGTCTAACAAACTAACAGAAGATGTTTTAGAACTTGTTAAAACCTTAGTTGCTGAACCAACTGAACACAAGTTTAACACACAATCTAAACCTAAAAGTTACATTGATGGTTTAGCTGCACAATTAAAATACGAACAAACAAAAATAAAATAAATAAACAAATGGCAAATTTAAAATTAAAATTTGGTTTCGACACCGACAATTTAACTGCGTATGTAGACCAAACAAACTTAGAACTATTTACTAAAGCGGTATTTAGTAATGCAACTTCACAATACTTGAGTGGTCAAGTACAATCAGGTATTAAGTACAAAGAGCAAATCAACTACATGGATGTAGATGTGTTCTTAAGAGCAAAAGAAGGTTGTGGTTTAACTTCATCAGGAGATGTGATTTTCGACAAAAAAGAAATTCAAGTATATCCTTTCTATGACCAAAAAACATTCTGCCCGTCAGACTTAGAAACTTTCTACACGCAACAATTTTTACCTCAAGGTTCTACTTATGAGAATATGCCGATTGAACAAGCGTTTGCAGAATACTACTCAGCAAAAGTAGCAGCAGCAGTTGAGGTGTTATTGTGGCAAGGTGTAACAGGTGGTGCTTCAGGTGTAATTGGGTTTAACCAAATCATAGATGCAACTTCAGGAGTTATCAATGGTAACCCAACAGGTATCACAGCGTCAACAGGTATTACTACTTCAAACGTAATTAGTATCTTTAACGGAATGGTTGACTTAATCCCAAGTGCATTAGCAGGTCAAACTGATTTAGAGTTTGTTTGTGGATGGGACACATTTAGAAAATTGTTACAAGCGTACTTTACTCTTAACAACTTCCACTATGGTTCAACTGAAGAGGGTTCACCTTATTCAACAGGTTCAATTATAATCCCAAGTTTCGGATTAAGAGTAACCGCTTTGCATGGTTTAACAGGAACTAACAGAATACACTTAACAAGAAAATCTAACTACGTTATTGGAACTGATGCTCCTAACGAATACGAAAGTTTAGATGTATTCTACGAAAGAAAAGATAATACCATCATAGCTCGTTTGATTGCTAAGTTAGGAACTCAAATTAAATTTGGTTCAGAGTTAGTTACCTTTAAATTAGTACCTTAATCCTTTAATTTTACAATAATATGAGTTGTATATTAAGCACAGGATTTAGTTTGGATTGCCGCTCAAGTAAGGGCGGTATATCCAAAATCTACTTAGCAGAGTTAAGCGGTATCGGAACTCCTGCGGTTTCTTCAGGCATTGCAACCATCACTATGGTGGGTGGTAAAAAGTTTTATGCTTATGAAGTGCCAATGGGTGGAGGTTCAGCAACATCTGTACCAAGTGGAGATAGAGCAGTAGGTGGTCGTTTCTACGCCCAAAACATCACAATGAACTTACCTAAATATGACATTACAAAACGTAACGAAATGATGGCATTAGCCGCTCAGACAGTTGCTGCAATAGTGTTAGACGAGAATGGAGAGTATTGGTTGTTTGGAACTACAAGAGGACTTCAAATTGCTGAGGGTGGTTATGCTACGGGTACTGCATCTGCTGACATGAGTGGTTATGTAATCACTTTGACAGGCGAAGAGAAGTATGATGTGTATAAAATAGAGTCATCTGCAATAGCAGGATTGATAGCATAAAGTGTTGTTTTCATTATAAATGGGAGGGGGAGTTGAGCGATTGACTCCCCTTTTTTTAAAAAGATGATATTATTACAAGAAAATACCGCAAACATAGTTGTATTAACGCTGACTGAAAAGACAACGATAAGCGCACCTACTTACCTTTTTAGGTTTGTTAATAAACAGACCAACGTAGAATATGTATGTATTCAATCAGATACAAGCACCTACAAATCAAGATACAACAAGTTTACAATCACAACGCAAACAACTACACCCAATGCTTTATTAGGGCAACTTAAATTAACTTTGGGAGATGAATACGAATATTACATCTATGCTCAGGTGTCGACTACTAATTTAGATTACAAATTGTCTAATGAAATGGTAGAAAGCGGACTAATGAGATACGATAAAACATTAACAGATAGAAAAATTTACAACAATGGAACAACAACACGAAAAGTCTTTGGAGCGTAAGTATGCTTTTAGCTCAGTGCCAATGTATGAGCATAAGACTCCTGAGTTTATTGAAAACAACGGAGAACAATTTATTATCAATGGTACTAATAATGAGTATCCTGATTATTTAACTTATCTTTATAATAGATGTGGCTTACATCACGCTATTGTAAATGGAAAAGTTAGATTTATTTTAGGTCAAGGATGGAAAATTAAAGAGGGTTTTGAAAGTGGGCAACTATCAAGACTGATTAACAATCCTAATCCTTATGATGACCTTAACGAATTAACGAATAAAATATTAAAAGATAGAAAGATATTTGGCGGTAACTTTTATAAAGTAATGTTTGTAGGAGGTCAATTAACTTCAATCTTTCATCAACCCTATGAACAAGTTAGATTAAGTGTAGATGGCAAAGTAGGATATGTTTCTAAAGAATGGACTAAAAACCAATCGACAAAAAAGAACTTTAGAAGTCGTTATAACACCTTACCAAAAGATGTTAAGATAATCCCTATGTATGACCCTAAGAAAAAAGAGGGTGTGCAATTAGTTTATTTCTATGATACAAGACCTGAGTTCAGAGGTTATCCTTTACCTGAGTATCATGCAAGTATTGTAGATATTGAAACAGATATTGAGGCATCAAACTATCATTTAGTTGGTATAAAAACAAGGTTTAGTGCTGATAAAATGATAACATTTTTTAATGGTGTGCCAAGTCCGCCTGAGCAAGTAAAAATTGAAAGCCAAATTCAAGATAAATTTGGTGGAACAGATAATAGTGGGCAAATATTAATAAATTTTGCAGACATTGATGGTAAACCACCACAAGTGGATGATTTAGGTACTTCTGATGCAGATAAAAAGTATGAACAATTAAGACAAGATGTTCAAGATAGAATAATCAGAGGGCATGAAGTTATTAACGGAATGCTTTTTGGCATTAAAACAGAGGGTCAATTAGGTGGTCGAAGTGAATTAGATTTAGCATGGCGAATGTTAAATATTAACTATATTGAACCAAACCAACAATTAATCGAAAGAGAATTAAATTGGATATTAAAGACTTGTGGTTTAGCACCTGCACTTAGAATTGAACCTTTAAAGGGATTAGGGTTAGAAATTACTGAGTCAATGTTAATGGCAGTACTAACTAAAGAGGAATTAAGAAAGATTATTGAGGATGAATTAAACATAGGATTAAACCTTACACAACCCGAAGTAACACAATTATCAAAAAAATCATTAGACGCTAACATGGATTCAATTATTTTGTCTAAATTTGCAATGATAGGATTGAGTGCTGATAAGTTTGAATTTGCGAGTGATGAGGATGCCTTATTAAAATATATCATTGATAAAAATTTAAAGAAGTTGGATATTAACAGAGCAAAAAGGGATTTAGATTTTGATGTTGAAAAGGCATTACAGAAGTTAATTGAAAAGAACTTAGTGGGAGGTACTTTGGGCGGTTCACAAACTGCGCCGAACTTTGATATTAAAGAAGTAGTAGAACCTGAGACCTTAATTGAATTTGAAACAAAGTGGAAGTATGCAGGGCCACAAGATAGTAAGAATAGAAGTTTTTGCGCTGAAATGTTAAAGTTAAATAAGATTTATTCTCGTGAGGAAATAGACAATTTAAACAACGACATGAAAGAGTATAATACAGACGTTTGGAAGTATAAAGGAGGTTGGTATCATAACCCTGAGTTTGACCAAAACTTTCCACAATGCAGGCATTGGTTCGCCCAAGTAATAGTAAGAAAAAAATAGTATGAGTTTAACACCACAATTTATATCAATCGAGGTTATAAAAGACCAATCAGTAATTAACGAAAATGTAG